TGCGGCTTCTGCCATAGTAAGCTGACCTTCAGTGATTCCTTGTAGGGAGGCAATAATTTTATTACCACTCTCACCAATTTGAGCCGCTAGTGTTTGGGTACCTTGAATAATTGTTTCAGCTTGTGCCGCACGATTTAAAGCAGAAAACGCTTGTTGTAAAGCAAAAATGGTGGCAGCGGCACCCGCGTAGGCACCAACTAAACCACCAAGTCCTGCAGCTTGAGAGCTGAACTGTCTTCCGTTAGAAGCAGAGGCCTGTCCTAATCTTGTTTGTGTACGTGTAAGCTTTGTAGTGCTCTCTGTAGTAGTCTCTGCATTATTGCCTAGCTTACGTAGAGCTGCTCCCACCGCTGAAACTTCTGACGCTGCTCTTTTAGCCCCATTAGTTTTAACGTTAACACCAACATTAGTAGTAACATTTCTCGCCAATCATCTTCTACCTTTTGATTTTTTAGAATTTTGTTGTTTTTGTTGCCGTCTATGATGTTCTGCTGTAGCAGTTATTAAGACGGTTAATAACTCCATAAACTGTTGTTTGTCGTCTATTTCGTATATGTCTATGAAAGTACCTAATCCAGAGAAGTTTTTTCCTAACCACGTACCTCCCATACCTTCAATGTTATCGGGTAAAAGATTAAATACTTTAAGTGCTAGTTGACACTCGTAGTCTAAGTCATTGTACTCTAAAGGAATTTCGTCTGGATTAGGATCTGTGCCCATTAGCTCACACATCAGAAAATATTGATCTTTGGTGACACCACCACTTTGCAAATTTTCCGATATGAATCTATTTAGTTTTTTATTTGAGCGTCTGACTTTTCGCGCTCAAAAAGTTCAAAGTCATTCATGCAGTCTGTTACAAACTGATCAAAGATTGGTGAACCTTGTAAAAGAGCTAAAGCATCTTCTTCTGTATAAGGAACTTCTTTGTCTAAGTTTGAACCTGCTGTTTCAATTGGCATGATTCGTGCTAATTCACGAATGGTCAAACCTCTCCAACCCTTAATAACTTCTCTAGAATACTCTTCTAAGAACTTTTCGTTATCAACTTCTTCTTCGCGCTGACGAGAACGCTTATTGAACTTAACAACTAAAGAACGATTACGGATTTTTACTAGTTTATCTCTAGATAGATATGCAAGATTTACAAAGAAACCGTTGCTATCTGGAAATTCTACTTCAATGATTTTATCGCTAATCATTAAGTTTTTAATCATACTCATAGTTTATTTTTCCCCTCTATGATAGTTAAGAAGAGGCAGCTATTCGATCTAACTTACAACAATTGAGGGGGTATTTGTTGCTTGTTAAGAATAGCTGCCTCCCAGTGAAGACTAAATTCATGAACCCCCTCATCATGAATTTATATTATATTAGTTGGTTGATCCAACAAAGAATGTGAATTCGTCACCACAAGTTGGCGTTGTTTCTTGTGCTAGGAAGTCCACAGTAATACCGACTACGTCATCAATAGAATGAGATGGGAAGTCGAACTGAACAGTTGGCATATTGATAGCAAAGAACGGAGCGGTTGTACCACCGATCTGTAGGTTTGCGCTTGCGCCAGTAGTTTGAGTAGCTGTATTGGTAACAATGTCACGTAGGAATTCTGCAGACTGGTTTCCTCCTGCACGTAGATAAGCAGTAAAGTTACCTGTCACAGTGCGAGAACCAGTAAACTGGCCAATAGGAGTATTCAGAGACGCAAGTTCTTCTGGAGTTAGGTAAGAAGCATTGTTTGTATAAGACCAATTTAGACCGGTAACAGGGAAGGTGTAAGACTTCGCAGCACCAGAAGCTGATGAAACAACTGAGATTGAGCTTAAACGGTTCTTGATAAACTCTGCTGTCTTAGAAGTAGCACCTACGTTAGCAGTACCAAATGGGTGATAGTGTTGAGCAGCGTTACCACCTACGTCAATAGTAGAGTTAGCAGTAGCTGCAGTACCAGAATTTAGAGTACCTCCAAATACTGTGATAGCCTCATCTCTACTAGAACCAGTTAGTTCAAATAGGTTAGTACCGAAACCGCTCCAGCTAGTAGTTGCAATAGAGTCAATAGCCGCATCAATAGACGCTTCGTTAACCGCTGCTTTTCCTACCTGATAAACAACGTTATCTACTTTAAAGTATAGAGAATACTCTTCCATTTGTGGGAAGTTAGAGCTGTGTGCAGTGACGTTTGCGTTAGATGCCGCAGTAATATCTGCGTTATCAGTGTAGCCACGATGCTTAAGATGGAAAGTACCATTATTTCCCCAAACGCTTTGCTCTGCACCAGAAGCAGCAGGGCGAGTATTAGAAAGCATAGTCTGCCATAGGAACCAGTCTGCAACTGGTTTAGAGTTACCTGTAATAGAGTCAGTACCATCAGTTTTAGCCATACCTGTTGGACGTACATAAGTACTTAAGCTCCATTCAACTGGGTTAACAGCAGTGTTAAATCTTTGAGTTGAACGGTCTGGAGTGTTACCAGACTCTAAAGTTGTAATATCTTGGTTAGTAGCACTCTGATTGAATGCGTAACCTGCTAACACTTCAATCCTCCAAGTATTTCGAGGATTCATGCTAGAAGATGCGCCACCGCCGTTTAGGTCGATTGTGGACATGAACACTTCAGTATTTCTCTGAAGGTTAATCTGTGTATTAGGACCGCAATTAGCCATTTAATTTATCTCCTTATAAGGTGACTTCATAACTTGCTTGAACTTGTAATTCTACAATTCCATAGGGGGTTAGAAGTCCTTCGTCAGTATTTATAGATGCAATAGTTATATCTAAAATCTCTAAATCGCTGTAAGTTCTAGGTAAGTTATATATAATATGCTCAATATCTTGAACTATATCGTTTATATGTTCACTTACTAGTATATCTTCTTCGTCATAGGTGTATACTCGTAGCATTAACGACAACGAAGATTGCGTAGTTCCAGTAGTGTTGTATCTTCTTACTTCTGGACCAGCTGTAATATAGATAGACGGAAAGTCGTTGATTTCTTCTATGGTCTTATAACCTCTAAAAACATTCTCATGTAGATTAGTTTTAAAAGTATAGGAGTCTAGGGGGGATCTAGTGCCATCTATAAGTCGTAAGTTGTCTACTAAAAATTTAATTATATTTCTTCTTTGAGACATCCTTTTTCACCTAACTTGATAAGAGTATAACACAGGAAAATAATTACGGCAATTATAAATTTTTAAAGTTAAGCACGTACTAAATTAAATTGACGAGAGTATAGTTTCTGAGTTACAGCTCTCAAACTACCTTCTATGAGGTCAGTAACCTCATAATCATACTCTTCTAAAGAGTAATATAGGGGTAGAGAGTAATAATTAATTATGTTATTTCTGTAATTGATTTGAGCTACCTCTAAATTCTCTACAAATCTTCCTGATCTATAAGTTATAATAGGAGGAGCAGCTTTACCTGCCTTTTTCATCCTGGAGTATACTTCTAGTCTTAATAGAGAAGTAAGCTGAGCTGTAGAAGCAAATCTGCCTTTTTTAGCAGTTTTAGCTACGTTGTAATTAGTAGCTAATATTTTAGGTAATCTAGTATTTAAAGTATTTAATAAATTAGTAGCATCTACACCAAAATTAAGAGGTATAGAGCCTCCTGTAGGTATACCTACTTCAAACTTATTAAAAGACAATGAATTAACTAACTGTTCTATATTTTGAGTAGTCTGAAGAATTTGTTGTAATCCAGTCTTACCCGTTAAAGTAAAAGATAAAGCATCATCAATTCTTGAGTTAATAACTCCTACTGCATTAGCTAGTAGCTTTTCTCTAGTAGACGCTATAAGTTTTCTTTCGAAGGCACTACTTAAATAGAATTTATATGCGTCCCCATCTCTTTTGCTTACGATATCTGAATTACTAAACTGTAAGTTAATAAAAGTCTGAAAGAACCTTAATGTTTTACCATTAGGAGCTTCAGCATTTATTTGTACTGTTAAGTTTTTTACTTTGTCTATAACAAGCTTACCAAAGGGGCCTGCCATAAACTTTTTAAATTTTGCAGGATTAGACATTATAGAAGTATAGGCACTTTGTATATCTTCTTTAGATACTATAGCATATATTTGTTTTTCTATATCTTTTATACTC